AACAGTTGGTTCATTGTACCTTTTCCCTAGCACTTTAAATCATCAAGTGTACCCATTTCAAGGTAAGGGTGAACGTAGAGGTATATCTTTTAATGTAGACGTAATTTCACAAGAACAAATGGAACTACTACAACTGGCACATGAACAAAATTTACAGGAGCAAAATGAAGCTGAGTGAAAATTGGTTTGTAGATGCCCCATGGGCTCAATTACTGTGTAGTACAAAAATTCCAAATGACACATTACAAAAATTTATTGCAATGAGTGATGATACATTGGAAGAATCAGATGGTAAAGGAACTGATGAAATAGTACCTTCTTCATGGGAAGTTTCTACTGAAAGATTTCAAAAGTTTGGTGTCCTTGATTATACTATGCAAAAAATAAATGAGTATATGAGCACTGTTCTTTCTAACGGAAATGTTAAACAGATGATGGATACTGAAATTTCCGATGGGCCTCACACACAGTGGAATTCAAGGATAGTCCATGCATGGGTAGTTAGTCAAAAAGAAAATGATTATCTTCCAGTTCATGCTCATAGTGAAATGGTAAATGGCTATCAAAATTCTAAAATTTCGGCAGTTCTGTACTTAAAAGTTCCAGAACAAATGAAACGTAAACCAGATGAAACATCAATAAAATTTGGAAAAGATGGCCAAATAGGCTTTACTGGAATGGGCGATGCTGACCCATTTATGACTACTTCACTGTATAATATCCAGCCGGAAGTTGGATGGTTTTATCTTTATCCGAGCACACTTAACCACCAAGTATATCCATTCATAGGTGATGGTGAACGTAGAAGCTTGGCTTTTAATATTGATTTTATATCAAAGGAACAATTAGAAAAACTACAAAAATTACAAGGTTAAATTATGAGCGATTATTTTGATGAATTAATAGGAGTAACAGGAAACCAATATGCATCCAAAGTTTCAGAAGGGATGCTAGGGAGCGTAAATGAATATATTGACACTGGAAGTTACATACTTAATGCACTTATTTCGGGAAGCATTCACAAAGGTTTACCGTCCAATAAAATCACTGCTTTCGCAGGTGAGTCAGCAACGGGTAAGACTTTCTTCATACTTGGGATTGTCAGACAGTTTCTTGCAGATAATCCTAGCGGCGGTGTTTTGTATTTTGAGTCTGAGTCTGCTCTAACACCAGAAATGATTGAAGAGCGGGATATTGATAAAACAAGATTTATTCAATTACCAGTTGCCACGATACAAGATTTTGCTCAACAAGCATCAAGAGTGGTAGACAGACACATGGAGAAAAGTGAAGCACCACTTTTACTTTGTCTTGACAGTCTTGGTATGTTATCTACAGCCAAAGAAGTTGAAGACATTACTGAAGGTGCGAACAAAGTGGATATGACTAAGGCACGAATCGTAAAGGGTGCATTTAGAGTATTGACTCTCAAACTTGCCAAAGCTGGAATACCGTTACTGGTGACTAATCACACATACAAACAAGTCGGAGCCATGTTTCCTCAAGATATTATGGGTGGTGGTTCTGGTTTACAGTATGCAGCATCTAATATCGTTTTCCTCTCCAAGAAAAAAGAAAAAGTTGGTACGGATGTAATTGGTAACATCATTCATTGTAAAAACTTTAAGTCCAGACTTGCAAAAGAAAACAAGAGAGTTGATGTACTTCTAAGTTATGATGAAGGCCTTAATCGTTATTACGGTCTTTTAGAATTGGCAGAGAAGTATGAGATTTTCAAGAAAGTATCTACACGGTATGAGTTACCAGACGGTGCTAAGTTATACGGAAAACAAATACTAAAAGATCCAGAAAAATATTTCACTGAAGATGTGATGAATAGATTAGATGAAGCTGCTAAAACAGAATTTTCTTATGGTGGTGGAGCTAAAGAAACTACACCAGAAGAAACTGAAACAGGAGAAGTTAATGGCTGAACAACAATATGAAACTGAAGTAAAACTTCATCAAAGATACAATTTTGCTGCAAGTTCAACTATGCGAAAAGAATTAGTTGACAAGATGAATGAGATTATAGATGATCTTTACGAAACTCGCTATGAAGAGTTATATCATCAAAATGCATTTAGAGAAGTTAAAGGAAAACAACTTTTAATACCTGTTGAAAAATTACCTAAAGAGATGTCAGAGTATATTTTGACTATGGGAAAAGGTTATTTGTCTAATTCGGGATTATATTTCATGGATATTGATCCAGCTACAATTAATCTAGAGCTTCAACAGATTTGGGCAACAGATTCCGAAGAAAATGATTATAATCCACCCCACAGTCATTTTGGTTTGATGTCTGGTGTATTTTATTTAAAAGTTCCACCTCAAGTTTCAGATTTAAATGAAGAGGGTGCTTTTAATTTTCATCATGCAGAAAATGGATTCATGGATGTAAATCCATATCAATCTATTAGACCAAAGGGGGTTGTAACAGAACTTCCAGACATAGGGAAATTTATCATTTTTCCTGCATGGTTAAAACACTCGGTAAATCCATTTTTTGGGCCAGGCATTAGAAGAGCAGTATCTTTTAATTTGGTGTGTCCAGAAGCAAGCGAATGGAAACCCACCACACTTAAAGAACCATATAGTAAGAGAAAATTTGAACAAACTTTAAAGATAAACACAGCAGGTGGCCCTGATGCTAAAATTCAAGGTGACAGAGATATTAGAGGGTTGGCTGATGCCTGATCTATCTCCACAGGCTCATGTTCCAAAACTTAAAGATACTTGGTACAATATAGTCTCTAATCCAGAAGAGCCCGATGACAATAGTCTTTGTATTCAAATTAAACAAGGCCCGTTTTGCCATGTTATAGTCAAGTACAAAGACTTTAAAACAGATCCCACTCTGAATGATGATGGCACCTTGACATGCCAGTATGGATATGATATAATAACATCACCATCTGATATTGGCGAAAAAGACATAACAGATGAGCAGGGTAGAAGATTTGAAGAAAATCTAGGCAAATCAATTTTAGAAATAATAGAAGAACAACATATAGGTGGCGATGAAGATAGAAACAACAATATTAAAGAATCTTTTACAGAATGAGGAATATGCACGAAAGGTATTACCATTTTTAAATGATGAATATTTTACTGAAAATTCCGATAAAATTGTATTCAATCAGATAAATAATTTCATACTGAAATACAATTCCCTTCCAAACAAAGAAGCCCTTACGATTGAGTTGAGTGATGCAAAAATCACAGAAGAAGATTTTAAAGACTCTGCAAACCTTGTCACTGCGATTAGTGAAGATATTCAAGAGTTCGCAGACCTCACATGGTTACTTGACTCAACAGAAAAATTCTGTCAAGACAAAGCAATCTACAACGCAGTGGTCGAGTCAATCTCAATACTCGACAATCCCAAATCAATCGCGGATAAGGGAGCCATTCCTGACATTCTTTCCGATGCTCTTTCTGTCTCTTTTGATCCTCATGTTGGCCACGATTATATTGATGACAGCGCTGAGCGGTTCGATTATTATCATAGGGTTGAAGAAAGGATACCATTTGATCTTGACTACTTTAACAGAATTACAAAGGGTGGTCTTCCGCAGAAAACCTTAAACATTTGTCTTGCAGGTACTGGTGTAGGTAAATCCTTATTCATGTGTCATGTTGCTGCATCCTGTTTATCTCAAAATCAAAATGTTCTATACATTACATTAGAGATGGCTGAAGAAAAGATTGCTGAAAGGATTGATGCAAATCTGTTAGATGGTAGTATAGATGATCTTCACGAATTACCAAAAGACTTATACGATAGTAAGATGGCTAACCTTGAGAAGACAACTAAGGGTAAACTCATAATCAAAGAATATCCCACTGCATCTGCAAATGTCAATCACTTTCGTGCATTGTTGAATGAATTGAATCTTAAACGGTCATTCGTTCCAGATATTATATTTGTTGATTATCTAAATATTTGTACATCTTCTAGAATAAAATCGGGATCTAATGTCAATTCTTACACGCTTATCAAATCGATTGCAGAAGAACTCCGCGGTCTTGCTGTGGAAAATAAACTTCCTATTGTCTCTGCGACCCAAACCACTAGATCGGGTTACTCAAATACTGATGTCGGTTTGGAAGATACTTCAGAGAGTTTCGGATTACCTGCAACTGCAGATCTTATGTTTGCAATTATATCTACTGAGCAGATGGAAGAAGTTGGACAAATATTAGTAAAACAATTGAAGAACAGATATAATGACCCCACATCAAATCGCAAGTTTGTAGTAGGTATTGACCGTTCAAAAATGAGATTATTTGATGTATCTCAAGCAGCACAAGATGAACTGGTAGATACAGGTCAGACAAAAGATGATACACCATCATTTGACATAGCAACTGGCGGAAAATTCAATAAAAAAGACTTTTCAGGATTTGAATATGAATAGAAAAGAAAGAAGAAAAGAAGAGAGAGTGAAAAAGAAAGCCGTGACAAAAGAATCTTATGAGGTGCAATACCACTTACATAGGCCATGGGCTGACATATTATTTGAAACTAAACTTCCGCCAAATATTTTGAACACTATGATAAATCTTTCAGATGAAATTTTGGCCGATCCAAAAAGAACAAATTGGGGTAATAATCTTGCAGGACAAATTAAAGATGAACCATTGATACCCCCCGCAATGTTAAAGAGTGCAGGGTTGTTAGATTTTTTTGGTAATGCGATTACTGAATATACTCATCAATGTAAGTTACAATATGCCTACCCAACCCAACATCCATACATAGAGTCTATAAAAAAAGATATTAGTGTTTCTATTCAGAGTATGTGGATAGTAGAACAACAACAGGGCGAATATAATCCTATTCATGTCCATAAAAACTGTGGTATTTCT